AGCTGGTCGTCGCTAGCACCCTCATACAGACCATAGGTCACATCCAGTGTATCACGCTCGGCTCGTTCGCTGTAAGCTATAGATTGACGCTGAGCACCCCCGATCCCGTTCACGGGTGTCGCACTATTGAATGAGACCTTGTTACCGGTGGCTGAGCCGAATGTAGAAGATAGAGCTAGATTCGAGCCTGCAAGCAATGCAGTCCATTCCGCCGCAGTGGCAACGCTGTCCTTGGTGATGGTGAGCGTAGGAGCACGGTTCGCAACAACGAAACTATTCTCCTGAGTTGTGCGATGCTGTTGTACATCATTCCCCATGTCGATGGAGAATGCGCCTACCGCAATAGCTCCTGCCTCGCTCACGACATCAGAGGAAGAACATACAATTGCCTGAGTCGTTTTGTACGACGCGCCCGAGGGAACTGATGCAACGGCGGGAGCGACATATTTAGCACTCATCGTGAATGTCGCTGTGAGCTTCTCGCCTTGGTTAGCGGAGATAGTGAATGTGCCGACAGCTCCTAATGCTTTCCATAGCATGCCGTCCTTATACCCATAGATGGTACAGGATTTCTCCGTCCCCGTTGATGGTAGGTATGTTGTGGTGGTTCCGCCCCCCGTTGCTGTCTCCACCATTCTGCATGCTTGGAAAAGAGGCGATGTTTCAGGAGCCGTCCCTGCAGTTCCTGATCCAGTGAGGTCTACCGTTATGTCGATTTGCACGGTGGCGTCGGGGTCTATCACCTGCTCCAGCATGCCCATTGTTTGCTTCACCACAGGTCGATCCACTGCTGAGATGTTCGGGGAGAAGTTGAACGACACAACTCGGATGGCATTAGCGCCTGCGGTTGGTGTCGGATCCGACCCCTTAGTGACTTCGGTCTTTGCTAATAGCAGCCGATCATATATTGTAGCCATTGTCTACTCCTTTCGCGGCTCGGTTCCCCGAGTGTCTTTATTTGGTTTCCCTGCGGGCTTCTTACTCATAATCCTAAACTATACCTCCCTTCATACATGATCTTAAGCGGTCGTATAAACCAACCGTATGGCTTAAACTGAGTGCCGCTCCGCTCCTGGGTGGGTTCTATGGACACATGTTGCACTATGCCACCTAATGTTCTATCCCCGGCTACGGCGGTTTTGATGGCTACATCTAGCTCATTGAGCGAGGTCGATAAAGAGAGTGCAGACTGGACATATCCAATGACCGATACATCTATCTCAACATCAGCAAAATCCCCGGTCTTCATTGTGATCGTCTCCGCCCCGTCATCCTCAATGATGATATACGGCAAAGCTGTGGCTGGTATCTCATCTACTGCTTCGAATTGTCTGGATACCCCGCCCACTATCGGAATAGCTCCTAATAGAGTACTCAACGCCACCAGGGCTGATTCACGGTCAGCCACGTGCTACTCGTCTACGCACTGGCCCTCGCCTCTCGATGTCAGTAAATTGCCCATCCGAATTGAAATCATATAGCGGGAGCAGGCTTACTCGCTCCCACTCCTCTTCATATGCTTCCTCATATCGGGTCATACGGCGCGAGAAAGCATCACCATCGGCATCCTTATCGATAGATATGGCGGGATACACATACCGAGCTAATGCCCTGTAGCATACGAGGTTTACGAGTTCGCTGTCATTGATCTTTGTGACATCCATGATCGGGGTTAGGCTTCCCATTATGTCAACTATCTCGCGATTGAAATGCCTAGCCACTGCGTTCACCCACCACGATGACTTCATCAGATTCAAAACATCAGCGCCTGCGAACCCCAGCTGATCAGACCACGATGCTACCCCGTGCGTGAGGATATCTGGCCTGACCTTCTGTAGGTCAGAATCTGCTGCGCTGGGTGCTGCCATCAGTCAGTGTCGTTAGGCCTTAATAGCTTCAGAATGCGGCTGTGCTCGCTTCGCTTTGATCATCACATCAGCCTCTTTACTGTCAATAGTAGCCACCATCAAGTGCACTTCATTATCCGAGCCCTCGTTGATCACCTGGTGCTCACATTCCACACCGTAAAGCAATTGATTCTCGCCCACTTCGCAATCGATGAAGGGGGTCAATACTGCAATCTTCTTATCAGCCATTGTTTTAGATTCTCCTTTTTATTCTATATCTACGAGCTCATTTCGTGGTGTGCCCGGGAGGGGAGGAGGGGAAGCCAGGCACACCACGCCTATGAGCAGATAGCTTAGTTATTGATTGAAGGCAAACGAGCCAATCCGCGACGGTTGAAGTTCACGAAATTAGCATATTGTTTCACACGTACGATACGCGTATCCTTAGCCTCCTGAGCACCTACTGCTTCAACCTGGATTCCCGCTGGGATACCATTTGGGTTGATACCGGAGATACCTACCTTTTGAGTACCATCATCAAACACACCGGCCCAAACGGAAGTGAGCGCGCCAGTTGTGAGGGCAGCGCCATTTGCTGTTTCGGTAACGGAAAGATACTCATTCTTGAAGATAGGAATGCCCTCATACGAAACTACCTGACGCCCGGATGGCAGAGTGATAACCCAATCTGCTGGAGTACCGCCTAATGCACGAAGCAAAGCCTTATAGCTACGAATAGTGCGAGCAGGCATCTGAATGAAGTCAACCTGTCCATCCTTAGCCTTGACCAGATCGAGCAATTCGTCAAGCAACGCGAATGATAGAGCTTGACCAGCAGATGCAGTGGTATACTGAGATGCATCAACAACGGAATGCATTGAATTCATCTGCGGGGACGTGCCAGTGCCTGTCGCCATTCCTGTCTGGAATAGGCGGCCGATGCTCTTAGCTTTAGAACGAACCTCAGCTGCCATTTGATCCATGCCTGCTGACTGAGATTGAGCAGCTACTAAGCCATCCATCTCGGCATCGCCGATCAATTTGGTTGCTGTGTGGCTGGTCTGCACGTAGGTGGCAGCCGCTTTAGCCGTGATGGTTCCATCTACCGCTAGGACTTGGGAAGTACCTAAAGCATTCTCCCGGTTAACGAGGACTGCCTGACCGTCATAGCCGGTAAATGGCAGGACGTCAAAGATAGGATTTACTGAGATGATGTCTTCTGCGACACCCTGAGCAATCTCATTGTTGATGAGTTTTGCTGCTTCTGCGAGAGTTTGAGTTGCCATTAGATAATCTCCTTCTGGCCAATAGTATGATATTGACCACGCTCGGAGTTACTATCTCGTCAACACAATGGACGGCTGCTGTGTAGGATCACCCTACGTATAACGAGGAAGCCATCCTTGTTATATGTGCTTGTTAACCCCAAACACAAAACGGGATCAGTATATAAACATACACTGATCCCGGAATGTTACCGAGGTTATCCCAACCTGTAAACCACTACGCTCCCAGCAGCGATGCTAAGCCGTCTTTTACCTTGTCGCCCGTGGTCTTATCCGGGTCAATCTTCTTGCCCTTACCCGAATCAGTTGATCCTGACCCCTGGTTCGGCGAAGCTGACACGAGGAAAGGGTTCTCCTCGAGGTATTTGGCCATGACGGCTCTGGGCGTCATGGGCTTACCCTCCCCGTCATATAACGTCTCCTCGCCCGATCGCACTTCTACCCTGCCGTCGTCCGATATATCGAACTGATACCCGGACCGGACAAGGGTTACAGCAGCATTCGGATTAACAGCCTTCGACGCTGCAATGCTTAGCTCATGATCAACAACCAGCGTCTCATATTGCTTCTTCCAGTTGCCAATGGTCTCCTGTGCTTTAGATAGGGCAGCCTGGTGTTCCCGGCTCTTAGCCTCGATCAGCTTTTCATAATTCCCTTTGTCCTCTTCCTTCTTCCTTGCTGCCTCAGCAGCTTGTTGCTTCAGCGTTTGATACTCCTCAACATCCAGGTCTCCCATCTGTTCCTGGAGAGCTCGGGCTGCTTTCCGATTCCGTGCTGCTTCTGCGTTAGCTGACTTAAGCTGTTTACGCAGCTCAGCTAGCTCTCCCTTGTCATCGCCTGACCCGCCATCGCCTGACCCGCCATCGCCAT